TGTTGGTTGTAATAATGAATAATTTAAATCATTATTTGGAATTAATGTGTATGTTAAATCTGTATTCGGAATTAAAGTGTAATTAATATCGTTTAACGGTAGAACCAAATACTCTAAATCACTACTAGGTATTATTATATTAGTTAAATCGTTAGTTGGTATTAATGTATAAGTAAAATCATTATTTGGAATAATCACATATAATATATCATTACCAGGAATAATCACATATGTAAAATCATTTTCTGGAATAAATAAAGTTGCGGTTGGTGTCGCGGTTGGTAAATTAGTTTCCGTTGCTGTCGGGTTTGGTGTTACCGTTGGTGTACTGGTTAGTGTAACAGTTGGAGTTGGTGTTGGTGTTATAATATTTGTTGCGGTGGGAACCGGAGTTTCCGTTGCTGTTGATGTCGGTACAGGTGTGGCTGAAGACGTAACAGTTGGGGTTGCAGTTGGTAAAGGAGTTGGTACAATACCAAACACATCATCAGAACATGATACACCACATATTTCAAAATCATATTCATTTAATCTTGTTAGAAAATTATGTCTAACATGTACAAAATCCAAAGGCTCCTCAAAATATTTTATTGTTTTAATATTGAAACATGACGTTCCATTATGAATTCCCCCCATTAAACCTGTCCCACCACCCCAAGATTGTATATATGGTTGTTCACCTCTATCAGATGGTATAATCTCTTCCCAATTTTCTAATTTATATATTGGTCTACCGTTTAGATATATTTTTAACGTTCCTAATCTTCTTTGTTTTTCATTCGCCCATTTTTTATTTAAAAGTTCAATTTCATTTGCAACCGATAACTGTGTTGACGTTACAGCGGTGACATCTGTGTTTGAATAGGGACTAGTAATAAATTCAGGAATTAAGTCACTCCAACCACCATCATTTTCTAAATTACAATCTGTATACCTTTTGTACCTATCAAATACTATTGTTATATTAAAATCTTTTGTACCATCAACCACACATATTTGTGGAGTTTGACCGCTAGTAATGTAAAAACTTTCATCATAACCCTCAGTTGCACAAATTCCAGAATAATGGTGAGCAATCCATTTTATCCTCCTATCTGGTGTAAATTGAAACGATAGATTATTATCGGCATAATTTAATGGATTATTTTCTCCCCTAACACCAATGTAATAAAAAACACTTCCTAATGACCATGAAACATTTTCTCGGTTAAATATAAAATCTAATGTCCACCCCTTTTCAGTTCTTCTTTTTAATATTGGGGTACATTTATCGGTACCCAAACCTTCGTTAAAATTAAAAGCCCAAGGTTTAACATTGGTTTTTGGTGATTGTGATGAACAGGCTAATACATTTACTATATTTCTTCTATCTACATAAACATTTTTGGTAAATCCTGAAATTAATTCTGATTCCGTATAACCTGATAAAACTGTTGAGGTTAAACCGGTACTATTATAACCATATATTTTAAAATAGTGGTCTTCATTATTAAAAAGTGTAAATTTAAATCTGTTACCATCTAAAATCGTATATGTATAACCCGTTCCAAAATAAGAAACAAACTCATTATACGGTAAAGTCATTGACAAACCAATATAAGAGTAGGGTGTTAACAAATCGTTTATATTGTCCTCAACAAGAGTTATTCTTGTTTTAACACAATCCAAATCTTCTAGACTATTATCAATTTTAAGAGTATTATAAACAATTGGTGTAGATAAATCTAACACATCTGTATCATAATCAACCCCATTTTTAGTTAATTGATAGTCGTAAAGTTCCGATGAGTCCAATTTTAAATCCAATTTTGACCCGTAAAAGTTTAAAATATTCTGTCTATTCATTATTGTATAAATATCTTTCCTAAGATTTGATATTTATATAAAAAGTGATTTAGATGAATAATTTTATAAAACAGGTAATTGAGGAGAAATTTGCGTCAAAAGCTCAACAAAGATTCTTCTATGCAAAGGCTAACGAAAAAGGTAAACCTAAGAAAGAAAAGAAGAAGTGGGGTAAATGGGCAAAAGAATTCTCTGACGATACCGATTACAGTAAAATACCTGATAAGGTTGAAAAAGAAGAAGAGGTGGATGAAATTGTTGATAAGAATGGTAACATTGCCAGAAATAAAAAACAAACAGATTTACCAGCAAAAGGAATTACCCAAAAGAAGACAACCGACATTGTGGCTAAAACGGGTGCAGGTCAAATGGGTTCATATGGTTTAACGGGTGTTAACACTTACAGAAGATATTGGGGTGAAGGTGAAGAAATCACTAAAGAAAAGATATTAGAAATTGCACTTAATAAAGCGTTAGGTGCTGACGATACAATATTAAAAGACGTTCCATATGATGACGCAAAAAGTCACATGGAAGATGAGTTAGGATTAAGTGATGACGATGCTGAAGATAGATTGGAGAAAATGGGTTATGATGAAAATCTACCTGATGATAAAGTTAGATTAGTTGAGAATCCTAAAAAATTCATGGGGGATTATATTGAACATGTATTAAAAGGTAAAACTAAAGATAATGATATTGTTGACGGAGATGTTGAAGAGGAAGTTAACCCAATAGTTAAAAAACAACTTAAATCATTGAAAAATAGTATGGATAGTCATAAATTATCAATGGATACAATTGTAAAATATCTAAAAGATAATGAATAAAGAACTAAAATTAAGTGTATTTGATATACCACAGAATATTTTAGATAAGATTAATCATACCGTGATAAGTCTTAATGGTGAACATTTCCATGGACTTAATCGTGCAAAAAAATTATTACAAGATAAAAAAGTAAAATACGGACAATTAAAAAGAATCATACATGACCTTCAAAACATTGATAAAATTAATGATAGAACTAGGTTTGACCTTTGTGGTGGTGAATTAATGGAAAAATGGTCAGAACAACATCTAAAAGGTGAAAGAGATATGATTAGTAATAAAAAAGATGGTAGAAAACAAGCAGATGACATTGGTGGTATAACAGGAGAAAGAAAAAATAGTCACCTTAAAAGTCACACTAAAAAAGCGAGTTGGTTACCTCCCACTAATCTTATTAAAAGTAATTCACATAAAAATTCAATTTCCTCAATTAAATTAACAGGACTATTTGAAGAAGTAGAAAGAATAAAAAAATTAATGTTTTAATATGGCAACACGTTTAGAATTATTAGCTGAAAAATTTAGAAATGAATCGATTGCAAGAAATTCATACCAATCTAACACCCAATATGATTCAAATCACCCAAACGCTATGTCTGATGGTGACGAGAAAGGTAAGGGAGAATCAAGTAACTCAATTGGTTCGTCTGTTGATATACAGAAAAGAAACGAATCATTAGCAAGAAATACGTATAGTAACAACAACGGATACGGTATTGTACATCCAAACGCTATGTCTGATGGTGACGAGAAAGGTAAGGGAGAAACAGATAGTTCAATTGGTTCATCTGTTGATATACAGAAAAGAAATGAATTGATGGGTAAAAATACCTATGCTGAATATCGATCATATAACTCATTACACCCAAATGCATTATCAAATGGTGACGAAAAAGGTAAGGGAGAGTTGGCAGGTAAAGTTGGTTCATTAACTGACATCAACTTAAGAATTGATAACATAGGAAGAAATACTTATAATTCAGATAATCAATACTCATCAGGTCATAAAAATGCGCAATCTGATGGTGACGATAAAGGAAAAGGTCAAATTGGTGAAAAGGGTACAGTTGGTAATAAAACTGACATTCTTTCTAGAATTGATAATTTAGGTAGGATTGGAATTTACGGTCCAAATAAAAAACAATATCCAGACCCCGCAGATTTTAAATGAGTTTAAACACATTATTTCATAAAGTATTAGTAGAGGCCGATTTTCTAAAAGGAAGAAAGACCAAACCATTGGTTAACGCAATAACCGATAGGAACCCTGTTACTTTTTATTATAGTGGACCAAAAGAAAACGGTAAAGATGGAGTTAAATCTGGTACAAGAGTTAGAGGAGAGGCGGTAGCGTTAGGTTTGAGTAAAGGTGGTAATATAATAGTTAGAGTTTTTGTGCAACCACCATCAGTTTCTAAAAAAGGTTTTGCAAGAGGAAATTGGAGAACATTTAGAGTCGATAGGATGAGTAATATTCAAGTTTTAAGTGACGAGACATTCGATAAAATGAGACCGGGGTATAAAGAGGGCGACGAATCTGCATCAGGTCCAATGGTTACAACATATGTAACATCGGATTGGAATAAGAAACCTGAAATTAAAGAACCCGAGACAAAACCACAAACTGAACCATTACCTCAACCCAAGAAAAAAGAAAAACCACAATTGGACCCACAAGGATTACCTCAACCTAAATCAGATGAGAAACCAAGTGAATTACCAACAACATCCACTAAAGATTATTCATCGGATGTATTCAATAAATTACAAACCAACATTAAAGATATTAATGGTCAAAAAATAATTACAACTCAGGATTATCAAAATGCTGCGAAAGAATTATATAAGATGAAAGAGAAGGAATGGGTTGATTCTCAAAGACAATTAGGTAAAAATACCAATCCAGGTGAAGGTACAAGAAAAAGATTTGATATTACATCAAATTCTGAATTATCAAATCTATTGGCAAAGAATGGTATTATTGTAAATGATGAAATACCAACAAATGATGTACCGTCGGATGAGACTCCTAACGAATTACAAGAATCAATAAAAAGAATTAAAACTTTAATGTTATTCTAAAATTCATTACTATTATTTAAAATATAGATTACTATGTCACAAGGAACAGGAACAATAACACAAAACGATTTAATGAAAAAATTAGTTCAAGCTAAAAAAGTTATGAACAAAGTAGACGGTGGAAATTATGAAAGAGGACACGTAAACGAACAAATTTTAAGATCAAATCCTGAAGATGTTCTTGCATCTATGGATCAACAACAACCCACCACCAAATCACCACAACCAGTAAACGGAGATAGAATACAAAATTCTAAATTACCTGATGCAATTAAAAAAGCAATGATGGAAAACCCAATCCCACAAATTTCATTGAACGATACTCTTGATATGGATTTTATAAAGGGGGCTAAACGTTTAATGGAACAAGAAGGCGTTGGTCCAAAACCAACCCAACAAAAACAATCTACAATTACACCCGTTAGTGGTAATATTGACATGAATGCAATTGCTCTCATGATTGAAAATACAGTTCGTAAGGTTATGGATGAGAAATTAAATCAAATTCTTACCGCGTCAACAACATCCTCAATCAACGAAAACCTTGTTCTAAAGGTTGGAGATTCAATTTTTAAAGGAAAAATCACAGGAGTTAACAAAGCAAAATAATTTATGGGAGAAAATCTTCATCTGTGGCACGCGGACAGAGGAACATATTACGATAGAAATGTTAATATCATTTCATGGAGTGATGAATACCACATAAATCTTGGGAAATACAATTCAATCGGTAGAGATTGTAGTTTTTTTTTACACGCAAATCATAGACCTGATTGGATAACAACAAGTTCACAATTATTGGGTCCCGTTAGTGAAGATATTGAGAACATGATGTTTGAAATGGGACACCCTTCATGTAAAGGTAATATTACAATAGAGAATGATGTGTGGATTGGGGCAAAGTCAACCATTATGTCGGGTGTTAAAATTGGTAATGGTGCAATTATTGGCGCAACTGCAACAGTCACTAAAGATGTCCCTCCTTATGCAATAGTTGTAGGTAACCCTGGCAAAGTCGTGAAATATCGTTTTACTGAAAAACAAATAGAGTTACTTTTAAAAATATCTTGGTGGAATTGGGATGAAGAAAAAATAAAAAGAGAATTTAAAACTCTTTGGTCATCTAACATCAATGAGTTCATTAATAAACACTTATCTCCCGATATTCTTGACGCAAGTATGTTTCTTAAATGATTTTGTTTTTTCAGATATTTTACTTATATTTTAGACATATAAGTTAATTTAAATGTCAAAAATTAGAATTTTAGCAATCCCATCCGATGTACATGGAGTCGGTAAATTTAGAATACTCGATCCTTATAAATTTATTGGTGAAAACCACGATAGTGATGTCCATGTGGATATTTCTTTTGATGTTCCCGATGATGATAATTTTTTTACAAACTACGATATTGTTGTATTCCATAGTTTTATTCACAAAGCTCCTCAGGAAATTAATGTTGCCAGAGTTAAGTGGTTAAAAAATAATGGTATTAAGGTAATCATGGATATTGACGATATGTGGTTTGTTGACCAAAGACACCCAATGTATCATCAAATAAAGGCAAACAAGGTGGGGGAGAAAAAAGTTGAGTTATTGAAATTGGTGGATTATGTCACAACTACGACACCTATTTTTGCACAAACAATCAAACAAAAAATCGGTGTTTCGGATGTTCATGTTTTTCCAAACGCGGTCAATGAAGATGAACCACAATTTAAATCCGCCCCGATAAAATCAGATAGAATTAGATTTGGTTGGTTAGGCGGGTCATCACATCTACATGATTTAGAATTAATGAATAATGGTATTTCCTCAACACTTGCAGCATATAAAGACAAAACACAATTTGTCTTATGTGGATTTGATTTAAGAGGTACTGTTACTGAAATTGACAAAAACACAGGTCAACAAAGACAAAGACCAATACAACCATTAGAAACTGTTTGGTCAAAATACGAACAAATTTTTACTGACAATTATAGGTCATTAAATGACGAATATAAAAATTATTTACATACATTTGTAGAAGGTAATTTTAACGACGAAGACCAACCTTACAGAAGGAGATGGACTATGGAAATCAACAAATACGCAACGAATTACAACTATTTTGACATATCGTTAGCACCATTGGTTGATTCTGAATTTAACGCAAATAAGTCCCAGTTAAAAATTATTGAAGCTGGTTTTCATAAAAAACCAATTATCGCAAGTGACGTGAAACCATTCACCTTAGATTTAATTTCAGCAATTGATGAAGGTAAATTTAATAATAAGGGTAACGCGTTATTAGTGAACCCAAACAGAAACCATAGGGATTGGGGAAAACAAATGAAAAGGTTAATGGAAAACCCTAACATGGTAGAAGATTTAGGTAATAGATTATACGAAACAGTAAAAGACAAGTATTCATTAAAAAATGTTTCAAACAATAGAGTTCAATTTTTCAAATCAATTATAAACAAATAAAACAAAAACAGTATGCATTACACAGTTACAGTAGGATATGAATCCGAACAAATGGACAGAGAGGGTAATCCTCGTTTAACAAAATCAACAATCATCGTTCAAGCAGAATCTAATGCGGAAGCAAATATAACCGCTTCGAAATTCTTGTCTGGTGATATTCGTTCAAGCCAAATTATCGATGTTAAGAAATTAAAAATCGATTGCGTTATTGACGAAAAGAACACACCCGAATATTACAAGTAACAATAACTAAACACCAACTATACCATGGAATTTTATAGTAGAGACATACAGATTATGCGTCAATCTCAAAGTAAGATGGCGTTAGAATACCTAACTACAGTTGGTGTTCAAGTTACATTCGAAGAATTTCAACGTGTAACTGATGTATTCGTTGAGTGTTGTTTACGACCTCAAGATAGTGAGTTAAAGGAAAGGGTTAAGAAATTAGATAAATGGATAGAAGAAAAAAAAATTAAAGTAAATGGATAAGAATGATGTAGAAAATTATCTATCTCAATTAAAAGAATTTGAGAAGAAATTAAATAGTGATGATGCAGAAGATTTATCAGTCTTTGGTGACATTGATAAATTATTAGGGTTATTATCAAATGATATAATGAGCGCTCCCGAATTTAATACCCCAATTAAAGTTCCCGCGGTTACCGTTAAGATTAAAAAATTAAGTGAGGATGCAGTTATACCATCATATTCAAAATCGGGAGATGCTGGTATGGATTTAACAATAACGAAGGAGATTGAAAATACATCATTTAGTGTTACATACGGTTTTGGTATTGCGTTAGAAATCCCAAGAGGATATGTTGGATTAATCTTCCCAAGGTCATCAATACGTAACCAAGAATTAATATTGTCAAATTCAGTTGGTGTGATTGATAGTGGTTATAGAGGTGAGATACAAGCTACCTTTAAGAAAACTAACGGATTAGATTCATTAAAATACAAGGTTGGTGAAAGAGGAGCTCAAATAGTTATCATACCATACCCAAATATTGAGTTGATTGAATTTAAGGATTTAGGAAATACTGAAAGAGGATCAGGTGGATTCGGTAGCACAGGCCAATAGTGAGATATTTATTTATAATAACAATTGAAATTTAAAATTTAAAAGTTTGGCTTTAAAACCTAAAATTGGCAAAAACTACCCGGTTCCCGCAGTAGTAGATGACCGAAGAGTAACTCACAAGGAGAAGATTAGACAAATCATAAAACGTCCTAAAGAAAAATTCTTAACCAAAAACCAAGAAATCTATTGGAACATTCTTGGAGAAAATCAAATTACACTATGTTTTGGTCCCGCAGGTGTAGGTAAGTCTTACATAGCAATGAAACGTGCTGTAGACCTATTATACGACGATTCTAACAAGTACGAGAAGATAATCATAGTAAGACCTGCGGTTGAAGCTGAAGAGAAATTAGGGTCACTTCCAGGTGGTTTAGAAGAGAAGTTAGACCCATACATTTACCCGTCATATTACCTATTAAATAAGATTATAGGTAAAGAAGCTAGAGAAACGTTAAAAGATCAAGGATATATTGAGGTTGCGGCTCTTGCATATATGAGAGGATGGAATGTGGATAATACTATTCTTGTTTTTGAAGAAGCTCAAAATGCTACCCCATCTCAAATTAAATTATTATTGACTCGTATCGGGTACAACTCAAAATTCTTTATTTCGGGGGATTTAGAACAATCTGACAAATATAAAGATAAAACTAAATCCGGATTATTTGATGCAAAGAAAAGATTACAAGATGTTAAAGGTATTGGTATTTTTGAATTTGGTATGGAGGATATTGTAAGAAATCCAATTATAGGTGAGATATTAAACAGATACATTTAACATTAAAGTTAAATTTAATTATTAAACCCACATCGTTTGTAATAATGGTGTGGGTTTATTGTTTACTTATAAGTCTATTTTTATTATATTTTCATTATGGAAATATTCATTAGTATAAATGGTGTATTAAGAAATTTAATACAAAAATTCGACTACCACTATCAAGATTATTTTTTATCAAGCGAATTAGAGGAAGAAGAGGAAACATTTGAATACGGTAAAGAAGGTAAAGTTCAAAATGATAATCTTTTAAATTATTATAAATTCCAATCCAAAGAGGAATTAGATAATTTTATCTTTATTGATTACCCAATAGAAATATTTGGTCACGCAGGAATCAGTTATAATACTGTGGTTACCGACCTCAATAAACTTATTTACGAAAATAAAGAACATAATTTTACAATTATTGGATTAGATGAATTAGGTAAAGCAAAACCTGCAACATTATTCTTTTTATCAAAAAATGGTTTTATGGGGAATAATATCAAATTCACTATGTCAAGTGAGATAGATGATTTATGGAAAAAATGTGATTTATGGATTAGTGACGAAAAAAGAATAATTGACTCATGCCCCAAAAATAAAAGGTCTATAAAATTCAATACTGATTATAATCAATACTTTACAAATACATTAGAAATAAATAAATTAACAGAAATAGAAAAAATATGGTTGAATTATTCGGAAAGAACTATTACCTCGACATTGATGGGATTACTAGAAAATGTCAAACGGGCGATACAATAAAAGATGATGATGGTGAAGAAACCTTAGAAATTAACATTTTTAAATATGAAGTTATAAAAATGTGTATTGACAGGGTTTTAAATGAATTCCAAGAAGTTGACGAAGCTTTAGGTGCATTTGGTAGTAATGAAACCACACTATCATTTAAAATCGCATTTAATACATTAATAAAAAATCAAATTTTAATAGAAGACGAAGATGAGTAAAGAAAACATAGAAAAACTTGAATCTGCATTAGGTAGAATCGAGGAAAATGAAAGTGTTGTATATTTTTTAACATACGATACAAAATCAAACGCAAGAGCCGGAGTTAAACACATTTATGACATGGCATTAACACTAAAAAACAATGGTGCCAATGTTAAAATACTTGTGGAAGATAAAGGATATGTCGGCGTGGAGTCTTGGTTGGGTGAAGATTATAAGGATATTCCTGTAGTCTCAATCAAAGATGATAAGGTTGAAATTAAATTAGATGACACAATTGTTGTACCTGAATTCTATTCGAATGTATTGGAACAACTATCAAATGTTAAGTGTACTAAAATCATGTTAGTACAACAAAAAGATTACATCTTTGAAACACTACCAATTGGTAGTCGTTGGAGCGATTATGGTTTTGATAAAATCATTACAACTACGGAATCCACTAAAAGATATATTTTAGAGTATTTTCCTGAAGCACTTGTACACATCATACCACCAATTATTGGTGATAATTTTAAACCATCAGAAAAATTACAAAAACCATTTGTTGCAATTAGTTGTAGGGATAGGTCAAAACATAGAAAGCTCATTTCTGAGTTTTACTTAAAGTTTCCTCAACTACGTTGGATTACATTTAGAGATATGGTACAATTATCATACTCCGAATTTTCTGAGGTACTAAAAGAATGTTTTGTTTCTGTGTGGATTGATGAAGAAAGTACATTTGGTACATTCCCATTAGAATCTATGAAATGTAACGTACCTGTGGTTGGTAAGATACCCGACATCGAGCCAGACTGGTTAAATGAAAATGGAATGTGGACATATGACAGTACAAAAATTGTTGAGATTTTAGGTACGTATATTTTAGCATGGTTAGAGGGAGTTGAATTAAAGGGAGAAGTTACTGATAAAATGAAAGAAACTTTATTGCCTTATGATAGTGAAATCACAAAAAACAATATCATTTCAATTTTCAATTCATTCAAAAATAAAAGAATCGATGCAATTAATGTGGCATTAGAAAAATTAAAACAAGAAGAAATCGTATGAAAAAAATAAGTATAATTTTACCCGTACACACTTTAAAGGGTGATTATTCCGAATTGTTAAATAACGCAATAAAATCTGTAGAAGATTTTCATAATGACGTTATTCTCACAATCGTGTGTCCCAAAGAAGTTAAAGAAGAACTATCTTCATTATCTGAGAAATTGGAAATTAAAATAATTGAAAATGGTGGACAAACAGATTTCTGTGCACAAGTTAATTTAGGTATTGAAAATTGTGAAACTGAGTGGTTTTCAATATTAGAAGTTGACGATGAATTTAAATCAGTATGGTTAAAATCCATGAATCAACATATTAACGAAAATTCCGATGTTGATGTATTTCTACCAATTGTGCAAGACATAAATGTCAATGGTAATTTTGTTAGTTTCACTAATGAGTCAATGTGGGCATATGGGTTTACCGAGAAACAAGGATTTTTAGATAACGAAGTGTTATTAGATTATCAAAACTACCAAACCAGTGGGGGTCTTTATAAAACACAAGTCATCAAAGAGAATGGTTCATTTAAAGATAATATTAAACTTACATTTAGTTATGAACTTCTTTTAAGGTTAACACATAATGGTGTTAAGATTATGTCAGTACCTAAAATCGGATATAAACACGTTAATTTGAGAGAAGACTCATTATTTTGGTTATATAAAAATGATGAAAATACAAAACTGAAAGAAAAAGAAGTTAAATTTTGGTTAGATACTGCAAAGAAAGAATTCTTCTTTAAAAATAAACGTGATATTAAATATGAAGAAGCTTAATGCCAAGACCAAGAACCCAAAAAATATATTTTGGGGAGGATCAAGAGAAGGCGGTAGTCAATTACTTAGAAAGTACTGATGATGCAGAAAGAAATAAGATATTCAATGAATATTTACGTGAACCCCTAATTATAATGGTCGAATCAATTATTCGACGTTATAAACTATACCGAAAAGACATGGAATTTGAAGAGATTCATACCGATACCTTGTCTTTTCTTATAACCAAGATCAACAAGTTTGATCACACAAAAAACTATAAAGCCTACTCGTACTTTGGTACCATCTGTAAGAATTACCTTATGGGTGCAATTCAAAAAGACACTAAAGAAACTAATAGAAGTGTTTCCTATGATGACATATCATCTGATGTTGAAGATAGGGCCGACTTGTCATATATAATCGATGAACACATTATTGATTACCGAGATGTCATTATAAAATTAACTATCGACTTAGAAAATTTTATTGAAAAGGAGGAGTTAACAGTAAATGAACAAAAATTAGGTTACGCACTTTTAGAAATATTCAGCAATTTTGATAAAATCTTCCAAGTGGGAGACGGTAACAAATTCAACAAAAATCTAATATTACTATCATTGAGGGAAATGACCTCACTCTCCACAAAAGAAATACGTATTTCTTTAAAAAGATTCAAAAAACTATATGATGGGATATTAGGTGGATTTTTAGAATAAATCTATTTATAGTTATGAGAGAAAGAAAAAATAATATAAGTTTGGATGTGGATTCCGCGTTAGCATTAATGCAGGAAATCTACAATGATGTGGTTGAGAATAGGAGTACGGCTTCGACAATTATGAGGAAAATGATGTCCTTCATGAAAGATGCCGAAGACATGAGTGTAATTGGTCCTGTCATCAAAGAACAACAAAAAATCCTAAACGACTGTACTGAAAAGAAAATATCATTAGTTAAACTACAGGGTGTTTTATTAAAACAGACAAGTGGCGGAGGTGGTAAGAATATGCCAATGGGTAAACTTGAATTATCTGATGAAGACAGAGAATTATTAGATAAGATGATTAGTGGTGATGACGATAAAATAGGAAGTGACAATTATAAAATATAATGAGTAAAGTTAAGGATCTAAAAAATAAGATTAAATCTAAGATTGAAGCCATTAAGAAAATTAATGATGACCCTAATTTTGCCAAAATTGCAGAAGGAGTTGCGAACAAGTATATTAAAGATTTACCGGACTTAGGTAACTACCAACAAAAAATAGGTGATTTTTTAAATAAAGCAAAAAAGAAAAGACAAGAAAAAACTAATATTTTTGGTGACATTATAGATATTTTAGATTCTGTTTTACAAGTTAAGGGTAAGGTAGAGGGTTCATCTAAATTAATGTCAAAGGAGAGACTTAAAAAACATGCATATGATGCTGTTGATGCGACAAGTAATACTGCAAAACAAATAATACTTGACGCGGCTCAACAAGTTTTCTTTGCTGGCGATGGATTATGTGGAGGTAACTTATCTTTTGATATTCCGAATTTTGAACCTGTTAAAATCAAACCTAAAGAGATTGATTTTTTTAATATGTTAGCAGTATCGCCAACAACCAATGTTGGTAAGGTAATGTACGAACCAGCATCACCAAACAAATCAAAAACTAAATTCAATAGAGATATTTACAATAACTTTACTTCTACAGCCACAACTGGATATAATTTTGATACGTTAAGTAATCGAACATTATTCAACATGAAATGGAATGGTAACGACCAAGAATTTTCAATATCAGGATTAACTCAAGGAGGAGGGTCAGTTGAAGATTTTTTCAGTGATTACTATTCAACCATCGAATTTCCCGATTTAAAAGATATTGCTAAAACCGCACTATTAATGACATTACAGGGTGACGATTCGGATACCACATCTATTAGTGTTGGAATGAGTGATGTTAACCGATTATTAGATAAGTTATTTTGTATGTGTAGAAACAATTCAAAATTAAATCAATTGGTTAATCAAAATGCGGTAGATTTATTTAATGAAACGGATGAAGATATTGATTCATATTTTGATTTTGATGATGTTGATGGAATTGACTTAGATGATGAAGACGCTCGTTACCGTAAAGTGATGAGATTTAAAGATTGTAATAATTTTGAGGTCCCAATTAATAACTCTATTCTCGAGGATTTTGCATACTTTTCGGATAAAAAAACATTAGACGATGCAATAAATTCTGCACTTAATAAAACTGCATCGGACGCATTCGAACAATCAGGAGGTTCATTCAGTTTACAAGATTTCCAATTATCAATTGGTAATTTATTTATATTATCATTACCTAAAGCATTAGTTACAAGTTTATTATCCCCCAAAATATTTTTACCAATTGTAATTGCTTATAAATTTGTACAACAACTACAACAGGGATTAAAAGCGGGAATTGATTATGTCATCACTAACGCAAAGGAAATGATGAGAAGGTTAAGGAAGTTTTTTGATATTGTAATAACTAAAGTATTTTGGAAATTTTTAAGTGAGTTTTGGAAAAGAGTTAAACCCGATGTTATAAGATTCGTTATAGAATTTGTTGTTACTTTAATTAAGAAAAAATTTAAAAGATATTGGAAAATAATCACTGCATTAATTGCGTTACTTATTAAAATTTTAGAAACAGGGTTTGATAATTGTTATGATATATTCAATGCAATATTAAGTGCAATATCGGGAGCATTAAATCTCAAATCATTCTTAAAAATACCCAATCCATTATTAATGTTTGCTGGATTTAGACAAGGATTCAGTGAAGATAGAGCATATGTTTCTGCAATTGAAAAAATGGATGCCGCTGGTATAAATACCAATTCAATTTATGGTGAAAGTAACGATTTTGTACAAGCAATTTACGCAACAATAACGGCACACACTGAAGAACATGATTTAAATGGTATTACGGAAGTCACCAACGCTTTCCCGATACCAATAATTGCACCAGCGGGACCTACCGTTGCAATTATTCCACCAGGTATGTTAAATTTAGTAGGTATAAATCGAGCAGGTTAATATGGAAAGAGAAAAGATAATTGAAGTTATTAACAACGTCGAAGATAAATCTAACAGAGATTTATTTGAAGTGATTAATGTACTTTATGATGAACATGAAAAGACTAAAAAACTAATTTTTGATTTATCTAAACATTTAGATGGTATTGAAGAATCGTATAAGAAAGTTGAAAAGGAAGTAAACAAAAGAGTTAAAAAATAATGAAAATAATCGATATTGGTATATGTGTTGACAATGTGGACCCCAAAGGTATTGGTAGAATTAGGTGTGTGGGTTATAATGATTACGTGGGTGAAAAGGAGAGAGCGGTTGATTATGAAGAATGGAGTGATAAAGACCCATTTGTTGCATTACCATTTTTACCATCGAACATTAACTATGTACCTGAGGTTGAACAAATTGTTAAAATTTTAAGATATAACACTGAAAAGGAAGTAAACATCGAGTACATTGCAGGTCCATTCACTACAATGTATGACTTTAACGGTCAAACATTTGCTCAACAAATTGAAAACACAACATATGGTATAGTTGTTAAACATAAACCAGACATAAGGAACACAACGGGTCAATACATAAATCCCAAATCCGAAAATGTTTTTGCAAAGGAAACGGATTTTGCTGTTTATGGAAAAAATAACTCAGATATATTATTTACCGAAAACGGTGTACAATTAAGGGGAGGTAAACTTTTATCAAAAGAAGCTGCCAGTAAAGAAAATAGAAAAGTATTATTGGATACGCCATTAATGGCAAGAAAAAATTCAAGAATACAACTTAAAAAATTTCCTAAAACATTAACGTTAAGTAAATCGGAAGAGGAGGTAACAACATATGAAGTTGCCGATTTGAAATATATCATTGAGTATGATATTGATAATTTAACAATTACAGGCGGAACTAAAGTAGATTTTTACGCTTACAAAGTTCAACAATCATATGGTGCAACATTAAAAACTAATTTTTTCAGTGAAACTACTCCGTTACCGACAACATATCTTAAACTTATAAATGAAAATGGTGATTCATCCCCAACATATAGTGTAACAGGACTAACGTCATTACAAGGTGTTTATATGGAAGTAAGAGATTTTCTTTATGAAATACACGATAAATCATTAAAGGAGTACAATCCATTATATGATAATGAGGACGTTCATCCATTTTATTTTAGACCAAAAAACAGTTTTTTAACTTTAGATCCACAAAATACCACTCAAAGTACTAATAAGAAAACAATATTAAACAATATTAAACTTTCGAGTACCGTTGGTCCATCTAGTGGTTTAGTATGGTCGTCAAGTACAATGAGGGTTCCTTCAAATAAGAAAAAAGTTGTTAGAGATTTTTTAAAATATGATCAAAACTCACCAGAACAAACATTTGCTGCGGTAACCGCGGATAATCTTTATTTACTATCAACTCAAGATATTAGTACGGATACACCAATTGATTTTGAAACTTTAGACAAATACGAGTACACGCAGGAAAATTACATCAAACACATTGACCCAAATACATATGCAACTGTTAGAGGAGAAAAGTTGATAACGGTTCTTAGGTCTATGGTTAATGTTATTTATACCCATGCACACAACATTAATAAATCAATTGAGGGTCAAAATGATTACAAACAAGGAGAGGCTCTAAAGCAATTAATTAACAATTTAGAGAAAGACATTTTAAATACTAATATCAGAATCAATTAATTTGATATTTATAATTAAAAGAGATGTCATATTTCCGTTCATATTTCGAGAAGAATAATACAATTATTAAAAATTCTCAGGTTAACACCTCAAAAAACCCAACAACCGAGATTTTCTACGGTTCGGGCTTTTCCAAATTTATATTTAAGGTAGATTTTACGGACCTTAAAAATAAAATTGATAATGTGGATAATGTTCTTAATTCTAACACAAAACACACATTACACTTAACTAACTGTATTTTTGGTGATGAGACTTTCTTAGGTGCAAAAAGAGGTACAGGTAGAGAGAGAACAAATTCATTCGATTTAATCATTTTTAGGGTTCCCGAATTTTGGGACGAGGGTTTAGGATTCGACTACGAAGATGGTGGTTATGATTTCACAACGGGTAATAAAACTTTTGACGAGAGGCCGTCAAACTGGTTTAATCGTACCACACTACAAACATGGACAAGTGACGGGGTTTATTCCACATCACCTAATATAATCACAACAATTCATTTCGATAACGGTAACGAAGACATAAATGTCGATATTACCGATTATGTAAACGACATCTTAGATGGTGACACTAATCACGGACTTGGTATTGCGTTTGCACCTCTATTTGAAGATTTATCCCCTGAAGTTGACCAATCTGTATCATTTTTTACAAAATATACTCAGACATTTTTTGAACCATACGTTGAGACCTATTTTGATGATGTTATATATGACAATAGACTTAATTTTATAGAAAAGACTCAACAAAATCTTTACCTCTACATTACGAAGGGTACAAATTTTTATAATTTAGATTCATTACCAACTGTTGACATATTAGACAGTACGTCGACCCCAATTATTGGTTTGACAGGATTAACCACTACCCATATTAAAAAGGGTGTATATAAGGTTACATTCGGTTTAGATGGTGTTTTATGTGACGGCAAAAGATTCTTCTTTGATAAATGGAAAGGATTATCATTGGATGGTATTGATATTTCAGATGTAACACAAAAATTTATACCAAGACCATATACGTCATTATTCACTGTTGGTGAGAATCAAACAGAGTTACAAAGATATGCAATTCAGTTTTTTGGGATAAAGCAAGGTGATAAGGTGAAGAGGGGTGAAAAAAGAAAAGTAACAGTTAGTTTCCGTTCAATAGACTATCCTAAAACTCAGTTATTTGATGAGGTCTATTATAGAATGTTCATTAAAGAAGGTAGAACTGATGTAATTGTCCATGATTGGACTCAATTAGATACGACGAATGAAAATTCATTCACCTTGGATACCTCTATATATATACCAAGAGAATATTATATTGAATTAAAAGGTAAGACTCATACCGAAGAAATTTTTTATGAGGAACACATAAAGTTTGAAATTTTATCAGAAAAATAAAAATATTTATATATTATGAAATTAGAAGAAATAATTAAGAAACATTTGAAAAAAATTGTGAAAGAGAACTCAGAAAATCACATTACAGATGAAGGTACTTACATGGTTTTATCTAACCTTGTCCAAATGAAGAATGACATTGAGAAAATTCTTTCATTTAAAAATAACCCCGATTTCCCAAAATTAGTTACGGGAGAACACGCATGGGCCGGTGATCACATCACAACATCGAAAGATGATATTGAAGAAGTTGCAAATTTCATAGAAAGTTATATGGAACAAAAAAACCTATCTGAATCAGAAAGGGCTTTATGTGAAAAATGTTGGGATGGGTATAAACGAATTGGTAGTAAGAAAAAAAACGGAAAAACAGTACCAAATTGTGTACCAACAAATGAAGCAAGTAGTCCCGCACAACAAGCAGCAATTGCGATAAATATGAAGAAAAAAGGTGTTGAACCTAAAAATGAATCAGAAAAGGAAATGTACGAAGCTATGGAAATAGATGAAAGTAAAAATTGTCCAACTGATCCCGCAAAATGGTCAGCATCTAAAGCCGCAGCCAAAGCCAAATTTGACGTATACCCAAGTGCATATGCAAATGGTTGGGCTGCAAAAAACTACAAAGCAAAAGGTGGTGGTTGGAAAAAATGTAAATAAATGAACTTACAAGAGAACATACAAAGGATTAGACAAATGATGATTTCCGAGGAGATGGTACAATCTGATGCTTGGAAGTCAATTAAGAAAACATTGGACGTTCTTAAAGACAAGAAAAAAGTTTTACTATTAAGTTGTTCTAATAGACACAATTGGGATAAAAATGATATTGATATTCCTAAGTCTAAAATGATTGCAATGTACCTAAATGAAGAATTGGGTGACAAATCAACATTAATGGACGTATCAGAACTAAACATAGTTCCTTGTGAGGGTAATGTATCAAGAAAAGACGGTAATAGTTGTGGTTTATTAAAATCAAAACTTAAGGATAAAAATAAGAACCCAACTGGTCATCATAGATGTTGGGCTAGTGTAAACAACCCCAAAGATGAACTATGGAAAATAAGTAAAGAACTATTTGAGTCCGATGCTGTGATATTTCTAAGTTCCGTTAGATGGGGACAAACCAATATGTTTTATCAAAATCTAATTGAACGTCTAACTTGGATAGAAAATAGACACACAGCGTTAGGTGAATCTAATTTAGTTAAAGATATTGAAACTGGATTTATATGTACCGGACAAAATTTTAATGGTGTAAATGTTAATGATTTACAGAAGAAAGTTCATGAATTTTATGGTTTCAAAATAAATGATGATTTATATTGGAATTGGCAATATACTAAAGATATAAATGACGAATCATTAAAATCTTATAAAGATTCCCACAATAAATTTATAAAAGATACTAAAATATAATATGAAAATTATCATAACCGAAGACCAAAAAAACAAAATTATGAATAGTAGTGATTGGGAAGAGGTAAGTGGCAAACTAATTAAAACCTTTTATTTTAAAGATTATAAAGAGGTTATGTCATTTGTAAATGAGGTTATGAAAATAGCTAACAAACAAAATCATCATCCCGATATGACGGTTCATTATGATAATGTAAAGTTATCCATTACTGACCACGATAAGGGTAAGGTGTCCGATAAGTGTCATAAATTTGTTAATGAAGTAGATAAAATTAAATAATATGAGAATTATTGTTTCAAAAGAAGATAAAAAATATATAGAAGAATCAATTAAATCAGGTGAGGTTTTAAAAGAAGACTTAAGAAGGTGGTTTAAAGAGAAGTGGGTAGATGTTAGTAAAAAGGTAGATGGTAAACACCCACCTTGCGGTAGAAAAGATGCTGATGGTAAATCGTACCCAAAATGTAGACCTTCTAAAAAGGTATCTAAAGAAACTCCAAAAGTCGCCTCATCTTACAGTAAAAAAGATAAGAAAGCAATGACATCACAAAAAAGAAGAGCTGAAAAGAAAGACCCAAAAGTTGGTAAAGGAAACAAACCAACTATGACCAAGTTTGATGAACAAAGTAGTGTCGACGAAAGAAGTAGAAGTTTTGCGTTTACAAGAAAAAAAAGATTGTTTAGTCAACCAGAAAGAATGTCCAATCCTCTTAGATATAGAGAAGTAGATAGATTATCCGAAAGTGTAGAAAAAAGAACAATTATTCAAATATCAGAAGAACAATTTGAAAGATTGTTTGAGTTTAACGAAGAGACACCTGTATTAATATATGAGGATGAATTTGGTTCAATTGAAAATACCAAATTTGGTGCTTACGGATTATTACAGGAGGCCGAGTATCAAGGGCGTAAGGTTCAACTTGGAAAAATCATGCAAGGTGATATTAAAAAGTTTAAAGTGTACGTCAAGAATGACAAGGGTAAGGTTGTTAAAGTAAATTTCGGTTTCGGAGGTAAATCTGCGAAGGGAAAAAGAATGGTTATTAAGAAAAATAATCCTGAGAGACGTAAATCGTTTAGAGCAAGACATAATTGTTCAAATCCGGGTCCACGTTGGAAACCACGTTATTGGGCTTGTAGAACTTGGTAATTAAAATGAAAATTGTAATATCTGAACAACAACTTAGACGTATTATAACGGAACAATCAGACGATTCATCTGTTAGTTGTGATAAAAATATCTCCAAAGATATTGGTTATTTAAGTGCTTGGCAGAATATGGATTCAATCAAACGAAAGAATCTATTGACATCAATAAAAAGTACAATTGACCAAACTTTAAATAAATGTAAAGAAGAATATATTAAGTGGTTTCAACACCCCGCAACTATACAGAAATTTAAAACTCCTGAGGAAAAAGAAGTATTAAAAAAATTACCATCGTACTTACAAACTATTAACACAGTAAGATTAAGTTTTAATGGTTCTAAAACTCAGCCGACAGCAATAGCGTGGGTAAATCCGGTAACTGAACCAACTGTAATCAAATATAACATAACACAAATACATGATGGAAATGATTTTCAGGGAACTCCATTAGATTACACAACAAAACACGAGATGGGTCACTTAATTGACCATTTCTTCAAAAAAAATGGTGTTGAGACCTATCAACAAACCATTGACACTAGTGCTCCTGGTTCTTATGTGGCAAACTATCTTATTAATGACAAAGACCAATATACAAGACTAAACGTTTTAAGGGGTATTATAGGTGCGGGACCTAATGATCATCCATCGATATTATTGAGTAAGTTTATGTCACAAGTTAATAGCGGAAAAATTACATCTGATAAATTTATTTTTTCACAAGCATCATCAGAAACGACTCCTTTATCGCAGAAAAACGATTTACAGACGACTAAACAAATTTGGAAAATTTTAATGAACAATATTCTCGTTGACGGGAAACCAGATATTAATATTGGGCAATTGTTTTCAACCTTTGGAATTGAAAGAGGTGGTACTGTTTTTATAAGTTTCGACTTATTGTCGGAACTTAATTTAACATCCAAAGACTTGAAAAAGAAATATTACTTCTTAAAAATGTCACCACGCAGTGCATAACTTGGTAGTTAGTAAAAAATTACATCGACATCACACTCTCTCAACAACTCAAGACTTTTCCTTTGGGATTCATCCCATTTATCTTTATTTTTAGTGGTACATATTTGTTTACAATAAACAATTTTAATCCCACTGTTCACTATACCTCTGGCACAGTCCATACATGGTAATCCTGAAGTGAGATATATCGATGAACCCTTTAGTGGTATTCCCACACGAGCGGCGTTATAAATTGCATTACGTTCCGCGTGTTCAAACCAGAAGTATTTTTCAGGTCTTTCCTGACGTTCTGGTAACGAATCATCCAAACCCCTTGGAAACGAATTATAACCCGTAGAGAGGACCTCATTATCGATTCCTACTATAACGGCACCTATCTGTGTAGATTGGTCCTTAGATTTGAGTTTTACCTGTTCTGCAATGTTTAAAAAATATTCTGTCCAATTCATTATATTAATTTTTGTGGAGACCAATACCAAACCCTATTATCTGAATATCTATTGAGTGACCAAGCATCCTTTTTTTCTTTTAATTTACTTATTTGAATCAAATCTGACCGATTTCTTATATCAATCCCGACGTTAAATCCACCGTTAACCTTTTCGTATAAAGTTTCCTTCATGGGAGGTTCGTACTTACCCTCATCGTCTAACCGCAACATTTTAATCATCTCATCCTTCTTCATTTTACACTCAATACTTCTTGTGTGTATCATTTTTTCAAGGACATCCAATCTTAATTTACTATAATCAACTTCAGACATAATGCAAATATAAGAAATATTCTGGAATATACCAAAATAAAAAAACCCCCGAAAATCGGGGGTCTTTTATATTATACCGTTAAGATTATCTTAAAGTATCTAAGCTAAATGTAGCTAAACCATGTACATCAACCACACCAAAGTAACGGTTATTAACCATTTTCTTTGCGTAACGTGTCATGATACCCTTAATTGGGGTAAAATTGAACGGATTGTACATTGTTGGAGTTAATTGTAAAGGTACATATGGAGCGTAGATGTAACCAGCGTCCAATAATGATTTACCTTTGTGTCCAATTAAAATTTTACCAGCTGGTAAATATGGATCACGGTATACTTGATAACGTCCAGCAAGTGTACCTACTTTCTCAATACCCATGTTGTATGAATCTTGTTCAGGATGAGCATTTGAAACGTGGAAATATTCTAAATCGTCGAATACTGCAGAAACTTCTGAAGAAACAACAATCCAGTTAGCACCACCTCTTAAAGTAGTTTTGTGGATTTGAGCTGAAATTTGATTGATTTTAGTAATCAATGTTTGGTTCCAATCTTTTTGAGTGTAACCAGCGAATGAACTACCGTTGTTACCGTATTTCCACTCATTGTAATCCCACTTAGCTTTCCAAGCCGCACCTTTACGTAAATCACGTAAAATTTCACGGTCGATTTCTGCTGCGATTTGCTCAGATAATAAAGCTGTTAATTCAGCTTCAGCATCGATGTTGTGGAATGCACTAACGTCTTGAGCCAATTCAGGAGACCAGCTAGCTCTTAATTTTCTTTCAGTTACAGAAACTGTTACTGATTGTAAATCAAAAGTTACTTCACCGATTTCTTCTTCGAATTCTAATGACTCATATAAACGATAAGTTGCTACGAAGTCAGTTTTAGCTAAAGTTGAACCAGCTACTGTGTAACCAGAGAAACCTGAAGCCGCATCATATGCTTCCAAATCAACACTTACATAAATGAAACCTTCAGCATCACATACATTGTAGAATGAACCAGTAGTACCAGCTGCGTTTGCACCATATTCAACAATACCTTTACCGTATTTTTGAGTTACGATATTGAATGGTAATGCTGCATAGTTTGCAGTGTGTCCACTAACTTGATTACAAGAAACTACTAATGAAGCTAAAAATTCTTCAGTATCCATTTCATTACCTGCAGGTCCTACTAATTTACCAGCACCAGCTGCAGTGAAACCAGAGATTTTCAAAATTACATTTGAAACAACAACACCAGTTGCAACTGCACTTGATGCAGAAGCCGTACCGTTTGCGAATGATATTAAATCTACAATAACTAAAGACTCACTTGAGAATTTACCTTTAGAGTAGTCAAATAAACCTTGGTCATTTGCATCTGAATTCTCGTAAAAACGATCGTAAAGATTTTTACCTGTAAAGTCACCGTTTGCACCAGCATTAGGGTAACCATAAGGTGCTCTGTGATCTGTACCACCATCTCTTTCAGAGATTTTAGGGATAAAGAAGAACAATTTACCAATTGGTAAGTTCATTGCTTGTACTGAAACGATGTCGTTTGCTAATAATTTAGAGAATACACGACGGATAATTGGGAAAACTACAGTCTCAAAAGAACCAGAAGCATCAGTTGTTGCTGCTTCGTTGATTAAGTGTGACGCTTGGTTTTCATACAATTGCGCGATGTTATCTTTTTGGTGACCGTCAAGACCTTCTAAAAAGCCTAAGTCATCCCATTTTTTAATGGTATCTTCTTTGATAACACGTAGGTGCTTAAGACCTATGTTACCAACCATACCTGATTCTAATAATGCTCCCATTTTAATATTGGTTTTAATTTTTTTTATTTTATTTTATTTTACTCATTAAATCTCTCATTCTCTTGAACTGAGGTGCTTCATAAGCTTTTGACTCAGATAAAACTTCTTGAGAAGAAGATGTTGATGGAGTATTAGAGATTTTTTCAACCACTGATTCAGTTACTGGTTTTTTAGTACCTAATTCAGATTTTATTGTATTAAATAAGCCCTTAGACTCATTCATAGTGGAAACTGTATCAAATCTCTTCAAAATGTTCAGTTTCTCTTGTTTTGTTGTTGAATGCTCTGTAAACAGACGAGTCGCGTAAGCTAAATTTGCATTAAACACGGCAACTTCGTTAAGTTTTTCCTTGAAAAGAATTAAAGCTTTCTTGTACTCAGAATTTTGTTTCTTAAGTGTTTCAACTTCTTCATTCATTTCATGACGACCAGCCTTGTATTTTTTACCTTGGTTAGCCGGAGTTCTAACGTCGTTAGCAAATGTTCTTGCTGCTTCAGTTGCTTCAACCTCTTTAGAGTCCTCATCCTCTTCTTCAGTAGCTTCTACTTCTTTAGAGTCTTCGTCCTCTTCCTCACCCAATTCGATTTCATAGATGGTCTCTTCTTCTTCAGAATCGACACCAGATTCAACATTAGAATCCATACCACCCATTTCAGGTGCCATGTCATCCATAATTGATGCTGACTCTTCGTCAAGATCATCTTCTCCATCAAGTTTGATGATGTACTCGTCATCGCCCAAATCAAGTTCGATGTTATCTCCATCTTTCTTAACTACTATACCATCTTCTGGTTTCATAGCTTTGAAAATTTTAAGTACTTCTTCATCAGATGCACCAGTCATGTCCATAACATCATCGTCCATTCCCATACCGTCTTCTGCAGATACGTCATCCAAAGATGAGTCGTCTCCCGCATCGTCGATAGCTGGTAAGTCTTCACCATCAACTTCTGAGTCTAATGAATCAATGCCTTTACTTGGGTCTTCGTTATCGAGGTCGTCAACATTTTCAGAATCGTCATCTGATTCGGCATCATCTGCCTCATCATCAGGTTGTTCTGACATATCATTTGGTTCCTCACTTTTAGAAATAACATCATCTGATGTTTCTTCCTCTTCTTCCATTTCTGATTCTTTAAGCAATTGATTTAGTTCTTCCTTCATAGTTGAAGCAAGTATACCCTTTGCATTTTGCTTTACGGCCTCTTCAAGATTTTGCACTTGAAGTAACGCTTGTTCTAAAATAGATTTTTCGCTCATTTGTGCTGTTTTATTTTAATATAAATACTTAGTTTTTTATAAAAATTTAGTTTTTAATATTCCGAACCCTATAAAATCAATTATTTGGATAAAAATTTATCTAATCCACCCATCAATTTTTTCATTCTATTGTCCAATGCTGGTTTTTCATCTACCCCTTCTTGATATTGATCTCTTTCAGATGGGTCCGAAAAAATATATGCTCCAGGTGTAGATGGTGATGACACTAAGTCAAAACAAACTAATTCAAAGTCGTCTTGTACCATGTTTTGACCTCTGACACTTTTTAATGACCCAACACCTCTAGATGAAATACCTAAAGTTGCACCATTCATTAATAACATCGCTGCTTGATCTCCTTTGGTTGAAACAATACCCATCTTTCTCCAACCCGGAGATGTGAATAATTTAATTTTACCCATGAGAATTTGACCGTCCCACCACGTTTCAAGAATTGAATGTGAGACTCTATCTAAATCGATAAGTGAAGATGAAGGGTGGTTTAATTCATTTAAAGCTCCTCCCTTCTTAATTAATGATTGATACTTTTCATTTTCCCTTTTTAGTAACGATTCAGGATAAATCCTTCCGTTCTTATTAGGGGTATCGTATTTTTGTAAAACGGCATAAAGGATAAGGTCTTGTGAAAAGTCCATATCCTTCGCCTCCTTTAAAATTTGCTTATTTTCTTCGGGAGAAACGTGACCAGCGTCATATTCTACTAATAAACCTTTCCCCGTTTCGTTTGGACCTAATATTTTCATTTATAGATTAATATTTCTATAAATACATTAGAATCCGTATTATTTTTTAGTTTTATAAAAATTGAAGAGTTTTTTCTCGTGTAATCCTGAATCAACAATATCCTCAATCAATCTTTTTATAGTATTTTTAGGTTCCTTTGTTTTAACATCAAATTGTTTATTAACATACAATGTGACCTCTAAATTCATAAATGACCTTTTTTCTAACTTAATTCCTTTTGTTCTAATATCTAAATCAACAATGGATTGTTCTTTAAAATAAGGTGTATTTAAATTATATACAATTTCTTTTATTTTTCTTCTTGACCTATGTATTATGTGGTCAAAATCATCAGTTTCATTTTCTGGTTGCAACCAAGAATTAAGTTTAAGGTAGATTGTTTTTAAATTTTTAAAATCTACAGTTCCATAACCAATTTTCACTTCATTATATTCCCCTAAAGGAATATATTTTCCTGTCTTCATTAATTTTCATATTATTTTATTTTATGGTGTTATTAAAAAATAACTAAAATTAATTACAAAACCAAAAATTTTTAATATATTTATGATATACTTATATTTTATGATTATAATTAACGTTTCAAAAGAAAAAAACATAGAAAGTGCGTTGAGGACTTATAAACAAAAAGTTCAAAAGACTAAGCAAGTTCAAAAATTAAGGGAAAGACAATCGTTTGTTAAACCCTCAGTTAGAAGAAGAAAAGAGGTTTTAAAAGCAGTCTATGTTCAACAAATAAAAAATGGTCTTAATTAAGACCATTTTTTAATTCTGTTAATCTGTAATAATTATATCTCGATGGAGACATTTGAGATACCTCATCCCTTACCGCCTTTAGTCTATCGGTTAAATCAGTATCTTTTGATTCAGTTATAAGTAATGAAACTTTTTCTAAAATGGATTCGTGTAACTCATTACTTTTGGTAATTAAGTCATTGTAAGAAATAGATAAAATATTTTTCAATTCCTCTTTTTCAGATTCTGACAATGTATTAGAGTATAATACGTTAAAATTATTTGTTAAAACAGCATTTAATAATGTTTCATTAGGTACTAAAGTCGTATCTGTTGATTCTGTTATTTTTTTCTTAGTTGTTAAATGTTCTACTAATTTCTTTTTTGCAATAACCTTCTTTTCAATATTTGATAAAGAATCTTTTTCTGATAATATATCTAAAGACTCATATAATTCGTTATTTTCAATTTCAATATTACCCAACTTATTAAGTAGAGATTCACAAAACACATTTAAATTATTCCAATTACCCATTGGTTGACCAAAATATGTATTTAATCCCTCAACGTATAATTTTGCGGTTTCCTTATCTTCAATATATTTGTTTTCAATTTCTTCATAAAACAAATACATTTCTTTGAAATCTTTGTTTTCTTTAATTGTTTTTAATATATCTTTAACTTCAGTCTTATTTTCTTTTGTATATGACTCAGTTAATTTTGTTAACATTTTGGTTTTTAATTCCCCGAATTTGTTCATTGTTAGTCGTTTAATATGTCTTTTATTTTTGTTTCTATTTCATAAATATTCTGTTGTGCCTTCTTCATATCAAATAAGTGATCAAAACTTAATTCTTCTTCCCCCAACATACCTAATATTTTTGATTTTCTTGATTCTGATAACGGAGATTCCCCTCCTCCAGAATCTCCTGATGGTGGTGGTGGTGCTCCACCTCCCATATCTCCACCCATTGATCCGTCACCTGAACCAGCTTCCATTGCTTTTTCTCTTTCCTCTTCAGGTATACCATATTTTGCATCAACATCATCAAAAATACCTGAACGTTTAATAATATTTTGGGTGTTAGTTAATTCAAATCCCATTGCACGTTCAAGACGTTGTTGTTGTAAATCCAAAATAACTTCAGAATCACTGAATCCTAATATATTTTTCTTTGCCCATGTATGTGATACTGGTAAAATACCAACTTGTGATTGGTCTGAAGTTGCATCTTTATATAATGTTACTTTTTCTTTCCAAGTCTCTATACGTAATAAATCTGACTGAGCAGAAGGATTGGTTAATGATAATTCAAAATTGTTTAATTCATCTTCTAAACCTAAAAGATATAAATGAACCAATGCAATTTTATTTAACTCTTGGATTAATGATTTCTGTATTCTATTGATTGTTCTAGCAAAACGAATATCCATTAATGCTAAAGTCTTACCCTCACCCACAACTTCTTCAAATCCTAAGAAAGCTTTAGGTATACGTAATGCTGCCAATAATTTCTTTTGAATGTATTCAATATCCGCAATCTCACCTAAGTTTTGTGCTCCGGGTAATGTTTCAATTGGATTTGTTTGTGACGGGTCACGAACAGGAATAAAATAATCTTGGTCTACAGCCATTTGATTATATCTCATATCAACCTGACCATTTCTTGAGTCAACAACTTGGTCTCTTTTAAACTTATTTGCAACACGTTGTACATATGGTTCAATATCTTTATCGTCCATGTTTCCCACGAATACTTTGAACACACGTCTTTCGGGTGCTCTTGATGTTCTGTAAATTAACATTGCATCCTCAGCAAGTAAAAGTTGTTTCCAAATTCTTCTAATCTTATCTAACATAGAAGTTCCATATGGAAGTTTTCTATCATCACCTAATAATCTAAAGTGTGCAATCTCCCATGCTTGGAATTCCATGTCTTTGTTTTTCCAAGTAAAACGTAATTCCCTTGTTGGTACTTTAATATCAACGTTAACAGGAACCTTACTCGATGCCCCTTCAATTCTTTCTATTTCTATATTTGGTAATTGTTGTACCCCAATAATGCCTTTTTCAGGGTCTATTTTTAAATAAACAAAGTTATCCCCGTATTTACATAGACCACGAGTCCACATTTGTAAATTCGTATTAATATCTAATTTTTCTTTAAATAAATCTTCTAATATAGATTTAATTCTATCTGATTCAGAATATATGGTCAACATTTGTCCCTTTTCAGAAAGTGTTGTTGACTCTTCAGAATATATGTCTAATGCCGCTGAAATTTCAGGAGTGAATTCCATAGATTCATAATCGTAATACGCTGCAAGTCTATTTGCTTCGTAGTAAACCGATTGATTGTATAGAGATTGGTCTAATTTGGTAAACTTATCGGCAATATAAGAACTTTGTTGAGCCTGCAACATTGCCTTCTCAAACTCTTCTCTATTGTCCGTCTTTAAAAGTTCGTCTTTATTAAAATTAAAAGACGGTGTATCCTCAGGTTTTGATTGACCTGGAAATCCAAACATTCTTGTTAATTTCTGAAATACGGTTAAATTTTGGTCTGCCATTGTATATAAATAGTTTTCTTTACAATATAAACTTTTTTATTTAAAAATAGTAGTTTATTTTCTTTTACTAAATAACCATGAATATTCGGCGTAAGCCTCCTTTGGTGCATTCATCATATTATTTTGTCTGTGTATCGGATTGTCCATTCCCATGGACCCAATTTGGTCAAAACTACCACCATATGAGTAGAATGATTTGTTTGGTTCGTATGTTCTTTCCGATAACACCCAAGAATCTAACATTGCTTTATTCTTAGCTTCATTCCTCTCTAATTGATTGAAACATATGTCACCAGCATATAATGCCATTGACATACTCATAATTGAGTCATCATGAGCACCTTTCATGTGATCAGGTCTACCATTAATATAAACAAATGTGTTAAGTTCATTTAATAACCTACTTGACCTAATTGCAAATCCCTTTCTAACCTGTTCTTCAAATGCGGCAACAATTTGTGTTCTTTTATTATTAAAATTAAGACCAGGTATTTTTTCCAAAGCCTTAGCGTTATAATCCCAAATGTTTTGGGTGTTTACTCCCTCAATGTATAAGTTTTTATATTGCATTTCTTGTAACTTCCTTGAGGTTGCAATACCCATACCTCCGGTAATATCTATTACTATAAAAGCATTACCATATAAAATTCCCCACTTATACGCAACTGATGCTAAATCATCAGGAGGAATTTTACCAATATATTCTACCACTTGTTCTCTATCATCAAAATCAACAATATTGATAGATGAAAAGTCCTCACTATCTCCTCTACTAACATCCACCCCCATAATGTAACGATGACCAACTACAGGCTCTTTCCATTGCCAAAAAGTGGCTTGCATGTATTTCTCTATGGGTTGTCTAATCATATTCTTGGCGATACTTTCTTGAAGTTCTCCAGGAATTACACCGTCACCCGAACCTAAGAAGTCACATTCCAATTCCTGTGCAATCTTACGTCTATCATATTTAAATTTCTTAGACATTGATTCAAACCAAGACGAAAACGGTTTATAACCTTGTTCGTGATATTCTTGATACTTTTCAGTATCAAAATCATACATAACAACTTCGTTATCATTGTACTGTTCTCTATTCAACATGTAATGACAGATGTCTTGACACTTAACCCAACGTAAATCTTTGGTATAACGAGGGTCATTAAACCACCTTAAATTTGTTATATGGAAATCATTGATTCCACGTAATGCTTGGTCGTAAACACCGTAATAGATAGGGTCATAACCATTTGGCGTGGAGATAAGAATAATCTTACCACCTGTTGATAGAGATGCCATAGATGCTGCCCAAAAATCATCACCAGCTTCAATGTAAGCGGCCTCATCAAATACAAGTATGGTAGGAGTATAACCACGTAACGCATCTGCAGATGTTGCTACCGCTTTAACTTCACAACCATTGTTTAATCTAAATCTACTTTCTGAGTTTTTGTCAGGTGAGAATCCAACATTAATCCACTCGGGCCATTGCTCAATAAAGTGTCTAACTTTATTCGCCATCTCAACCGCAGTATCACGTTTGTTAGCAATAAGAAGAACTCTTTCAGGTTCATTTTCTTTCGCTGTTTGTAATTTTTTAGAAATCCACGCAGCGGTAACAGTTGTGACACCAGCCTGTCTATATTTTCTAGTTATGTTTTCATTATAGTTTTCATAATCTTGAATCAATTGAACTTGGTCAGGAAATAACTCTAACGGTACATATTTTTTTTGAGTATTATCATAGGTTTGCAGATATGTTTTTAACGCATATGGTGCATCCTTAATAATCTTCGCGTACTCTTTTAATTGTTCTATTTTCGAATTCATATACTATATAAATAGAAAAAGGTGGGTTAAACCACCTTTCTTATTAATCTTCATCATCCTCAGGTCTTCGTATTCCCAAACTACCTAAGAAATCATCAAAATCTCCATCGTCAGTATTATCTTCTACTGAATCTAAATCATCATTAAAAATGTTAATGGCTTCTTGGTATTCTTGGTCATTTAACATTAAAACGATACCATCAACAATCTCTTGTAATAATCGTTTTCCAGATTCAGAACTAGACATCACTTCTTTCATTAATATTAAGAATTTTTTTGCTGGTAGTTTAAAAATCTCAACTAATAAATAATTTTGTAATTCTGCTTTATTTTCATCTGTTAAAACCTCTTCAGGATATTGAGCTCTAATTCTGTCCCAAATTGCTGGACCTAATCTTAAATCCCACATTTCCTTTTCTAAGGTATCTTCATGTTGCATTACTTGTTGGAACATCTCTTTATCCTCGGGTTCACCTTGGTGTGAGAATAATTCCATCATACCTTTAATCAACTCATGAACTAAAATTGGAAAATTGATTGCTCTTGCTTTAATTGTTGGTGGTTCAGTATCTCTTTCAACTTCCTCCTTACCTCCAACTGATCCTCCACCTTCTCCACCACCCATCATCATTTGCATTGTTTGGTCACTTAATTGCCAATATAATGTGTCGTTAATTGACATTAAAACACCATATTGATTTATTAAACTTTGAGACCCTGTAATTTCTTGTATTTTTTCTGAAACATAATGATACATGTAGTGACCTCTTTTAGACGCTCCTTGTATCATACTGTTAATTAATCTTCTTTTTGCTCTTTCTAAATCTAAACTTTCTAAGTCTACCATTAAATCTTCTTCAATGTCAACTTCATCCATATTCTGTTGATTTCCTTCTTCTCTTTCAAAATCTTGTGTATCAACCTCACCCATACCGACAATCTTTGCGTCGAATTGTACCGCACCTTCAGGAATACCCATTTCTTTTATTACCAATTCAATTGCTAATTGCTCTAAAGCCTCTCTATGTTCTCTTTCTGTCGCAACGATTCCATTATGTGCTGCCATCATCATTTGAGTTAATTCACCCATACCACGTTCACCAACCATTGTTGTGTCAACACCAGTATATTGTCTAACTCTTTGAACAACTTGTTTATATCGTTCGGACGCTAATAGTTCTTGAAAATTTTTATTAGGTTCTTCTCCCGTCTTAGGTAGTGGAACTTTTTTTAACGGAGTATCTCCGGTTGCCAACTTGTTGGTAATATCCGTACTCGGTCTATCTTGGGTATCAAAATCCATTGGCATCTCATTAAGGTTTTCCTTAATAATACCTAAAAGTTTTTGTTTTGTCAAACTATTCATTTGAATATTTCTTTTCTTCTGCGAATGCCTTAGGTTTATGTTTTGGTCCAGGTCCTGGTTGGTACGGAGTTTTTGGTTTTGATGGTGTAGTACCAGGTTTTGTACCCGGCTTGGTTGTAGGTTTTGCTGGTGCAGTTTTAGTGTCACCATCATTTGCAATCATATCGTAAGACATAAACTCAGGTACACCGTTGCGTCCCTTTTTTACATTACTACCATGTTGTGGTTCCATAACTTCAGATTCGGTCAATTTTGATTGAATTAATTCCATAATTTCGTTTTTTGATGTAAAACTATGAAATTTTTCTTCAGCAAGTTTGTTTACCCATTTTTTAGTTTCGATACTCTCTTTTTTAACGTTTTTCCAATTTTCAGATTTTTTACATTTACATTTTGATTCTACACAATCACATTTTTTACATTTCTTTTCTACTTTTACTTCTTTCTTCTGTCCTTTTAATATTTTAAAATCTTGACCATCAATTTTTCCATTGTGATTTTTATCTAATTTCTTTTGTCCACCTTTTAATTCCTCCCCAACCTCTTTTTTCTTCTCTCTCAATTCAACATTAAGACCTTGGTCTAATAATTTTTTAACGTCAGCAGGATTAGATGTTCCCTTAGGCATAACAACATTACCTTTTTGATTAGCCTCACCTAACAATCTTTCAGATAACTCTAAAAGTTGTTTATCCGTAAACCTAACCAATGTCTTTGCTGACATCCCTTCTTTGATTAATTTATCAACTAATTCTGACCTTTTCATAATTCTTTAAATTTTATTTCTTCTTTTAATAAGTGATAGTTTCTTAATTTTAGTTTTTTAGAAACCGTTTCAATTAACTCCCCAAATCTAAAAGATAAACGCTCAGATTCTGAGTTAACATCAAATTTTTCCCATCCTAAGGAAATCACACCATCTACCGCATCAATAACTCCGAAATAATCGGAGTCCTGAACTAATTCTAACTTTAAATCGGTATTTTTTAATAAACCAACTAAGTCAACGTATTGAATTTCAGGTGATTTAGGTAAAGATGTTGATGAAGCGGGTATTACAAACCATTCGTCCATATCAATTTCAACGGATTCACTAAAAATGAATTCATATTGTTTTTGACCTTTATAGTCATCACCAATTTCGTTGATATAGATAAGAATCATTTTATTTGAAATATTTCATTAGTGTTTCACCAACACTTCTATTAATTTCATTTTTAATCTCGTCTAAATCTAATTCTTGTACATCTTCCTCATTATCACCGTCTGTTACTGCATATTTTGATAAATCAACCTCATCATTAGATTCGTCACCTAAATCAACAGGTGAATCAATAAATGACTCTAATGCCGACATTGAATCATATTCATCAATATCAGATTCAGGTTTAGGTTCTTCTGAAGGTACTTCATCTTCCGCAGATGGTTCTGTTTCAGTATCACCACCAAAATCTACATCTCCGTCTTCCTCGTCACGTTCAAATTTTTTCGCAATCTCTTCAATATCATCAAGGTCTAACTTATCCAAATCAACAGCCGATATAACCATATTAAGAACATACTTAATATCATCACTTTCCATCTTATCGTGTAAGTCTCTTAATTCTTGACCTAATTTACCTGCGTATTTTTGAACTTCCGCCATGTAATCTGATCTTTTACTTTCAGTATCGCCACCTATTTCGTCAGAAGAAGGTTCTTCCAAAGATGGCTCATCGGTTGGTGCGGCATTTGATGTGAAATCATCACCCCCTCCCGTACCAAAATCATCAGATGGAACTGATGTTGGAACATCAGATGGGGGTGCATCATCCATAGATGATGCAGGTGCAGGTGCCTCTTGTTGAGGCTTATTTTGTTTTAAAACATATTTGGTCGCTTCCTGTAATTCGTCTTGACCTTTAATGAGTTCTAATCTCTTAAGGGCTTCACCATATGAACTAAATTTATTTTTATTCTTCATAAACATACCACCGATATAATCTAAAGATGATTCGTTCACGCCACTTTTTACATAGTACACGTCTCTTTCTTTGACGATACCGTAAAAAGACCCTGATTTAGATTCTTTCACCAATTCAGGTTTAGCCGATGAGGACTTTTTATTTTTTTCATTGTAGTAAGTTAGTTCGAGAATTCTTTTCAATTTCTCATCACCAGTTAACTTTTCACTACCAATAGGTTTTAAATCTGCCATTTTGTTGATATTAAGGTATACTTATTCTTATCCTATAAATACATTGATATAGGGAAAAAAATGAGTATAGTTATTGTGTTATGGACAATTTCTTGTCTGTTATGTCCGTTTTTAGCTTTAATAATTTTTCGATGTATCCATTTCTTCTCAGTAATTTAAAGGTTAGGTTCTCATAAGAATACTCACCACCCTGTTCCAAACCACTTTGTCTGAACGTTTTTATTTTTTTTCTTAATTCCTCAATCTTTAGTAAAACATCTTTTTTGTTACCTTCTTTTACTAATTTATCAATAATTCTCATGTATTCTTCACCCTTTTGAATAATCATCCTATCATCGATATTAGGAGACTCCTCCTTAGGTTCAATCTCCCATTTATTATGTAGGATTGAATAAACCCCTGACGAAACGTGGGGTTCATTTACGTCTTGAACATAGATTTCAACATCATACCCCTTAATTTTGATGTCATGTTTTTCATTCCAAACATTCTTCTTTGCATCAAAAAATTCTTTCAATAATGTTGCAGGGTATTTTGATTCCTCAAAATCAATCAATATATGTAAATCAACATCTGAGAATTGTGACCAATTATAGTTCGATAAAGAACCTGTTAAAACAATATCATGTATGAAAAAATCAACCCCTAATGTCTCGATAAAATCGTCACTAATCTTTAATAGACTTTTTCGAATATCACCACGCATGGAAAACTCACCGTCCGAACCTTCAAATATCTGGTTGGAAAGTGAATCTTTGGGTTCGAATGATTTTACAATCTTCTCATCCTCTTGTCTATCCTCAATCAATTCTTCAAATAAACTCATGATAGTTTAGTGTGCTTGTGGGTTTTTGCAATATTTTCATTAAAATATTTCCCTTGAGATTCGGATAATCTAAACTTAGTAAACTTATTCCAAGGTACTTTACTGTATTCATAAATACCACCGGAATTAAATGCTACTGTCATGATTTCCTTTTCGGTGTCATACGATGCAGACTTTAGGTTAGACGAGTTAATTTTTACCTCAATTAGGGTACCTTCGATTTTTTCTGATATAATAGCCATAGTTTTTATTTTTACTACAATATACAGAATAAATATCAAATAAAAAACCCCAATTTCTTGGGGTTTAGTGTTATAACGATTTTTTTATCTGATTAATTAACTTATCGGAAAGATTACTCTTTTTAAGTTTAATTAACGCCGCCGCCTCTTTATTTTTTGAAGTGTCGACCTTTTCGGTTGATCTTTTTTGCAACAATATGTTAGATTCTTCCATATGTATACGTTTCATTAAACTTTTGTTCATGGTATGTCTTTATTAATAAATATAAAAAAAATATCAATAAATAAATCTTTAATTTAATTGGTTGAAATTAATCTTTTAATTAATATGTATTAAACTGACATTTAGACATTCATTAGACATTTTTTTTAGACATCTTGTCTTTGGTTTGTTTTTTAGAATAATTTATGTTATGTTTGTATCGTAACTAAAACACATTTAGAATGTCAGTAGATTTTTTTGAAGACGGACCACAAACTAACCCACGTAAAATACGTAAAGGTTCCGCAACGCCAATTTTAGATAATTTCTCTAGGGACTTAACAAAACTCGCTGAAGAAGGTAAAATTGACCCTGTTGTAGGTAGAGATAAGGAGGTAAAACGAATTGCACAAATTTTATCTCGAAAAAAGAAGAATAATGCAGTGGTAGTTGGTGACGCTGGTGTCGGTAAAACCGCATTAGTAGAAAAACTTGCATTAATGATACACAAGGGAGAATGTCCATCAAATCTATTAGATAAGAGATTGGTATCCTTGGATTTAACTTCATTAGTTGCTGGTACAAAATATCGAGGACAATTTGAGGAAAGGATAAAAGCAATTTTAAACGAATTACAGGAAGTGAGTAATGTAATTGTCTTCATTGATGAATTACATACAATGGTTGGTGCGGGTAATGCTAGTGGTTCAATGGACGCCGCGAATATCATGAAACCCGCTTTAGCAAGAGGAGAAATGCAATGTATTGGTGCAACAACATTTGACGAATACAAAAAACATTTAGAAAAAGATTCGGCATTGGTTAGAAGATTTCAAAAAATTATATTAAAGGAACCAACCCAACAAGAAACAAATACAATTCTTAATAATTTAAAATCTTCGTATGAAACATTTCATAAAGTTCAATACGAAGAGAATGTCGTAGAAACTATAACTAAACTATGTGCAAGATATATTACTGATAGACAATTTCCTGACAAAGCAATTGATGTGTTGGATGAATTGGGTTCAGAAAAAAGAGTTTCATCTAAAATTCCCGATATAATTGAAAAATTAAAAAAGGAGGCGGATGAGATTAAAGAAAAAAAGGTAATGGTTGTTAAATCACAAAATTACGAACAGGCGGCCAAATTAAGAGATGAGGAAAGAAAAGTACTAACTCGTTTAGAAAGTGAAAAACTAAAATGGACCGATGGATTAAAGGAGAATAAAACACCGGTTACCATTGATGACGTTTATGAAATTGTTTCCGAAATGACAGGAGTACCAATCACAAAATTGGATGAAAAAGAAACCGAAAAACTTTTGAAGATGGAGTCTTTATTATCTGAGAAAGTAATTGGACAAGACGAAGCAATTCTTAGTATTTCTAAATCAATTAGAAGAAATCGTGTCGGAATCAAAGATGCCAATAAACCTATAGGTTCATTTATCTTCTTAGGTTCTACGGGTGTTGGTAAAACATTTTTAGCAAAATCAATTGCCGAATTATTGTTTGGTGACCCTGAGAAAATCATTCGTGTTGACATGAGTGAGTTTATGGAAAAGCATAATGTATCTAAATTAATTGGTTCTCCTCCAGGTTATGTTGGTTATGATGAAGGAGGTCAGTTGACTGAGAAAATTAAAAATAACCCATTCTCTGTCGTTCTATTTGATGAAATTGAAAAGGCTCATAAAGACGTGTTCAATATTTTACTTCAAATTTTAGATGAGGGACATTTGACCGATTCGTTTGGTAGAAAAGTAAATTTTACTAATACCATTATTATTATGACATCTAATATTGGTGCGAAAAAGGTATCCGATTTTGGAGGTGGGGTTGGATTCAATACTTCTTCAAGTGAGACTCAAAAATATGAAGTAAGAAAATCTATTATTCAAAAATCATTAAAGCAACAATTTAATCCGGAATTCTTGAATCGTATTGATGACATCATTTTATTTAATTCGTTAAATGAAGAGACTCTTAAGAAAATTGTAAGTATTGAAATTAATAAACTTAATAATAGACTTAAAGAAAAAAATTATAAGGTTGCATTTGATAAAACCGTAATTGGTAGAATTTTTGAACTTAACTTACAAGAAGAATATGGTGCAAGACCATTGAAACGTATTATACAAAATCTTTGTGAGGATTTTTTAAGTGAGGAAATTTTAAAAGGTAATATAAAGGAGAATACGCCGGTTACAATTAAATATAAAGACGAAAAATTAACGATTTCTAAAAAAATATTGTAAATAGTTGACTTTTTTTAAAAGTTATATATATTTATATTAATAGGTTCTCTTTGTCGATTACCTTTTCGTTTTTTTTCAAAAGTAAATGGGGTTGAACCCATCGAAAGACCTTAAACCCCGACACCTTGTTGGGGTTTTTTTATGTAAATTTGGTTTTGACAATAAATTTTCTTATATTTAAGTATATGAGAAAATATATCGTAATTTTGGCTATCGGTGTTACAATGACATTGGCAGCATGTGGTGATAAATCTACCACAAATGAAGCAACAGATTCTACTGGTGTTAATGTTGATACTACTGCAGTTACTGTGGTTGACACAACAGCACAAACAGCAGGTGGCGGTGCCGAAGCAACTGGTACCGAAAATGGTCTTAAAAAACCATCCGTAGAGGAGGTTAAATAATAAAACGGGGTTAAGGTAAAAGTTGACCCCCTTTTCTTATTTTATATTTTTTAAAAAAATAGATATGACAAAAGATAATGAACATGTCGGAGAATTAATCTTAGTAAGAGGTGTCCCTGGAAGTGGTAAAACAACAGTTGCGGGAATTATTTTACAATCCCCAACTAATCGTGACCCGGAGGTTTTATCTGCTGATGATTTTTTTTATAACGATAAAGGAGAATATAATTTTGATTCGTCTAAATTAAAAGAAGCTCACAATTACTGTCAATTCAGATGTTCTGAAAGAATGAGACAAGAAATCTCAAGAATCGTTGTTGCAAATACTTTTACCGAAGAATGGGAAATGAAGGTGTATTACGACATGGCAGAAAGATACAAATATAGGGTCCATACTTTAGTCGTTGAAAATAGACACGGCGGTGAAAATATACATGGAGTTCCTGAAGAGAAACTTGAACAAATGAAAAATAGATTCGACATTAAACTTTAATGAGTCAATTTATAGTCTCCTTCGTAGATTCTATTAATCCAAAACCAAAGAAAAAAATGAAATTCTATTACCATATCCTTACGCAACAATGGGCTGTTCACATTATACCGGTCATTGATTTTTATTTCGAATCCTGCGAACCAGAAAGCCACGAAAAATTTTGGAAATCAAAAGTATGTGGATTATATTTGTCCTTATCATGGTTAAGGACAAGTTTTGTTTTCGGCATTAATAAAAAGCTCAAATGATTGAGATATTAAAAAAATATCATATTGATGGTTTGTTACATAAACAGACTCATCCAACTCTTGACTTAACTATTTGGAATTATTCTCCGAAAGTTCAGTACGAAAGATTATGGGATGAGATTACTTTGCAATGTCGTGGATTGGTTACGAATTCAAAAGGTGAAATAGTTGCAAGACCATTTAAAAAATTCTTCAATTACGAGGAACATAAACCAGAAGATATTCCTAATGAAAATTATGTTGTCTATGAAAAGATGGACGGTTCATTAGGTATTCTTTTTTATTATGAAGAAGAATTAACTGATGAGAGAAGATATAACATATGGTTTAATAACAATTATGAAACCGGTATGGAAAGATTCTTTAACCCGAACGACTTACCTGATTTTGATAATCCATACTATGAACCAACACCAAAGAAAAAAGGTGAATGGATATTATCCACTCGTGGTTCATTTACGTCACCACAAGCGATTAAAGGGAAAGAAATACTTGATAGACACGATATTAGTGCATTAAGAAAAGACAACACATATTTGTTTGAAATCATTTATCCCGAAAATAGAATTGTAGTCGATTACAAAGGTGAGGAAAAATTAGTTGTTCTTGGTGCGATTCACACTGAAACTGGCAATGAAGTTCCTGATAGTTCCTTGTTTTTTTTACAAGAAAGTGGATTTGAATTAGTAATGACATATAAGACTTGGGGAGAGGGATATGATTTACTTAAAGAAGAAATTAGTAAAGATAGAGAGGGATATGTAATTAAATTTAAAAATGGTTTTCGTATGAAAATCAAAGGAGATGAATATAAACGTCTTCACAAAATTTTAACAAATTTTTCATCTAAAGACATTTGGGAATTAATGAAAGATAGAAAACCCATGGATGAATTTTTAGATAGAGTTCCCGATGAATTTTACAAGTGGGTTAAACAACAAGTAAGTTCTTTTGAATTATCATTGGAAAGAATAGAAAATCATTGTAGTAAAATACACGAATATTTCAGATACGGAAAATATGGGGATAGGGATAACATCCCAACAAAAAAAGATTTTGCATTACATTTAGAAAAGTGTAACGTTGAAACATATTACAAATCAATATTATTTGCAATGTGGGACGGAAAACCATATGAACATATGATTTGGAAGATAATGAAACCTAAATACGAAAAACCATTTAAGAACGATGAGACCTGAAAAGAAAAGATTATACCTTGACGATGTTAGAACACCAGTTGCTGAGGATTGGGTTATTGCTCGTAATTACGATGAATTTGTTGTACAGATTAAATTGAATGGGTTGGGTAATTTTGAGGTAATATCTTTAGACCATGATTTAGGTGAGACTGCCATGGTCGAATACTATACCAATGTTAAAAACAACTATGAATTGAACTACGATAATATTTTGGAAAAAACTGGAATGGATTGTTGTAAATTTTTAGTTGCTGAAAGCATGAATAAAAATATCCCATTACCACAGATTTATGTCCACTCAGCGAATCCAATCGGTAGTGCAAATATGATGGGTTATATTAACAATTATTTCAAAAATTGCAAGTCACCACAATCTTGTATTAGAGTTGAAATCAAACACACCATACATGAGTCACATTTAATACCTCCTGAAGCAAGGAAGGCAAAGTGGGACAAATCAAAAAACTAAGTCACAAACTAAACCACCCATAAATGAAACCCACAAGAAGAAATCAAAACACATTCAAAGAATTAAAAATTGAAGGAAGGTACAATGAGTTTAATGATTTTTATGACTCAAACAAAGAATTGATTTATAAATCAGTAATTGAATTGTTCACGGAATTTAAAAACACCAGAAAAAAAACTTTGACACTTTATGTATCTGCAAGGATAAAAGGACTTGAGTGGGATACCGAATTTAACTTTACCAAAAATGAATCATTTGTTTTAAAACGAGATATTATGCCCTTTTTTGAAAATAATGAAGATTACGAAACTTGTTCTGAAATAATTTCTTTAACAAAAGACTTGACAAAATAAAAGATATTTTGTACATTTTAAATGTATCACGATAGAGGTACATTTATTGTTTTTTGTCAAAACATCCCCGTTAGTTTCTACTTTCGGGGATTTTTTATAACATCATTCTTGAACCAATTAGGAAGTTACTTAGAAATGGGGAATTTGGTTGAGTGTTTCCACTTAATTTATAGTTAATACTCAATCCAAATCGTTTACTTAACTTATAGTCGAATGAGCTTCCCACTAAAAATCCCATGTGTCGATTAATTGTTGTTGTTCCATTTGTACTATTCCACCCAATCGGTGAGAACATAGTGAATATTTGTGGTGATACCGTAAGTTTCTTTGAATACATATATGGTTTAGTCCAAAACACAATTGCCGATGACGACATGTTATAATCAAACCCACCTTTATCATTTTTAAGAAATAAATTAATTACACCCACATTATAACCATACGTACCATTTTTAGGTGTTGGTTTAATATATGTATAACCCAATAGATTCATATAATTTCCAGCTAAATATGCAACCGCAGTACCATATGAATGTATAGCATCCAATGTTCCGTCTTTTTTCATTGCCATTTTTGTGTATCCACCAGTTGTTACTACTTGACTTAAATCACTTGTAATCATTAATCCGCCACTGTAACTTTCATCACCCGCCATTGATGACCTACTAATACCAATATTAACAGAAACCAAAAATCTGTTATCAGGAGTTTCTGCTGTTGTTAAATCTGAAGATAAAAGTAACGGGTTTACAACTTCAGCTTTTTTCTTTTTATCTTCCTCTTTCTTTTTATCTTCCTCTTTCTTTTTATCTTCCTCTTTCTTTTCTTCTGATTTTTTATCTTCCTCTTTCTTTTCTTCTGATTTAGATTCTTCTTTTTTCTCTTCTGATTTTTTTTCTTCAGTTTTACTTTCTTCTTTTTTTTCTTCTGATTTTGTTTCTGTCTTTTTTTCCTCAGTTTTAGATTCTGTTTTAGATTCTGATTTGGATTCAGTTGATCCACCACTTTTACTCTCTCCACTTGATGAAGACGATGAACCACCTTCAGATGAACTTCCACCTGAAGACGATGATCCCCCACTTGATGAGGAACTACCACTACTTGAGGATGATGAACTACTTGCCGGTGGAGGTGTTGACCCACTACTTGCCGGTGGAGGTGGTGGTGCACTTACTGGTGGTGGAGTTGCAACACTACTCGTGGCGGATGAAGCTGCCCCACCTGCAGCTGACGATGCCGCACCACTTGCAGCAGATGAAGCGGCCCCACTTGCTGCGGATGAAGCGGCCCCACTTGCTGCGGATGACGCGGCACTACTTGCCGCAGATGATGCCGAATTACTTGCAGCGGCGGCAGCACTCGCAGCCGCAGCATCTGATGCAGCTTTAGCCGCGGCGGCAGCCGCAGCATCCGCAGCGGCCTTTGCGGCAGCCGCAGCAGCGGCTCTTGCCGCCGCTTCTTGTGCTAATCTAATTGCCTCAGTCTGAGTGTTACATGGTTCGTTAAATACCGAATTAACCCATAGTTGAAACGACCCACTACTTATATCTGCCAATGTTACAATTTTAGATTTACCTCTAATAACTGCAACCGTTTGGTTTTGACCAAAAGGAATTGTAACCACATAGACTTTATTATCACATGGGTCAATGTAAGTTTGGGTAACAGTACTTTGTCCAAAAGATTTACCACAAAAAAATAAAACTATAAAAAATAGAATATATTTTTTCATTATTAATTGTTCAAACCAATTGATATTTGAGAATATTTTCTAATCGGGTCTGTATCTAATTTCAACGTGAACCATTTGAAATCTCTTATTAGTCCTATTTTTAATGTTGTAAAATTTGAATTTGATTTTGGAAATGATATACCTCCTATTGCATCTTTACCTTGCCATCTAACAACTTCATTACCAAATCCTATCATACCATGTATTCCTATTTTACCAATTCTTTTACCACCACCTACATATAAAGCGAATTCTTTTTTCCAATCATTTTTACTAAGTGGAAAGTCAACATTGTTAATTTGACCATATGGATAATAGCTGTTTTGGTCTATTTCATAAGTCATTACATAATCCATAATAAAATATCCTTTCTTACCTCCCACTACTCCCCAATAAGATATTTGTTTATTGTTTGTGTGACCAAATCCAAAAGATGTATAGACTTTTTCTTTTCTAATGGTGTCTCTCTTTCCATTTTCATAAACATGAATTATACTTCTTTGTCTCCACCCTAAATCATCATACCAAATGTATGGTAATGGTTGATACCACCCCCAATTACCCCAATAATAACCAAATTGATTAACTCCTCCCCAATTTTGAATACGAACTCTACCACGTGGGTCTGGATTAGGTTGTAATTGTTGTTGTGGTGGGTTATTTCTCCAACTACTCACATTGTTTTGTTGTGGTGTAGGTGGTTGAACTCTTGTTTGAGTTGATTGTGATGTTTGTGTCTGTGATTGTGTAGGTGGGTTCGACCTCCAAGTCGATACTTGTCCAAATGTAAATAATGGAGCAAGTAATAGTGTGAATAATGTCAGTTTCATACTTTATTGTTTTATTATAAATATAAAAAAGGGGGTTATTATACCCCCTTTTTTATAATTCTTTGTGTTAATATTTTATTTTGTAAAAATTCCCTTTTTTATCATTCTATCTAATATTCTTGCACATGCAATATCCAAAGCTTTTTTAGTTGCGATTGATATTGTTGATTGATTAAATTTCATCTCGTCAATCGAAGCGTCCGATAACAGTGTTAACTCCCTCGTTGTTTTAGCCTCACCCAATCCAGATGCACCAAACACCACACCCGTCTCGGCATTTGTAAATCTAACCTGTAAACCAATACGAGTAACCATTAAATTTTTCACACCGTTTTGTATGTTAATTGTTTCATCTTCAGATACTGAATAGTCATAACACTCAATAGTTACAAAATATTCCGCTAAATTAATTTTACCTCTACCATCTAATTTATTTTCAGATATTCCTGCGGCGGATGCTTGAAATTGTTTTACCATACGATTCTTAATTTCTGTCTTATCTTCAGTAAATTTAAATCTGTTTAAGTTTTCAAGATATTCCATCGAGATGTTAGCAACACCCAAACCAACACGTTTCTCTTTAAGTTCAGGATACATCTCATACATCTCATCAGAAATTCCCGCCTTTAGTATTTGAATTGGAATTTGAGGACCGTCATAATCTAAAAATCGACTAATATCTACCGCAGTCTCAAAAGATGCTTTATATTGTTCGGTTTTTGTTGATCCTATTGTTTGTCCCATTGCGTTATCGGCAATTAAACAGGTCATAATAAAAATTAAAAATATTATTAAATGTCTCATAGTTTTATATTAAGGATTCCATTTATTTAATGCACTTATGTAATTACTAGTCATATGGTCTTTAACGGTCTGACCTGTGAAAACCGCTTTAAGGTATTCACCAACTCTTTCCCAATCAACCATCCATTTTTTAATATTACCCTCATCATCAATTCTTAATTCGGTATTAACATGATGGTACCCAATATTTGGTGCACGAGTAACAACATCTAAATTATGAACTATTCTTAGGGATTCTATTGGAGATTTATCAAAATTAGTTTTAAATACATTATTACCAACTCTTGGACTACCGATAGTACAACATATAATTTTATTTGATTTATAAATTGAATAAATCTCATATGCACATAAGGTAGAAACCGCAGCACCTAAACTATGACCACAAACAATAATATTATCAACTTCACCTTCACCACCTAATGTGGATAATGCTTTTTCAAATGATTTATAAGTTTCGTCTTTAACAGCGTCCCAAGATGATTTAAATCCAATGTGAACTTTTTCACCATCTTGAACAAATGGAACTTTATCAATTGATGCATCGTTTTGGAAATCCTTTTTAGATGAACTTCCTCTCCAAACAATATAGATGGATTTGTCTTTTATCGCAACAAATCCTTGTGTGTCTGATTTTTTATCGTCAATCCATTTAATTAATTTTAATCTTTGTGCTTTAAAATCAATGTCTTTTTGTTCTGAATATACTTTGTCAGTTAAACCGACATTGTATAGTATTTCGTTTTTTGTCATTTTGTATTTGTTTTATGTTATTTACTTTTCTTTAAAAATTTATCCAAAATTGTTTTAGGGAAATGTTCTATAGTGAATATTAAAACCTTCCTCAATACAGGGTTTTTTATGACGTGATTTAAAAATTCTTTAATAACCTCTTTAATTGCAAATGATTTAGTGTCAAATTCTGTCCCATCAAAATATCTTGCACATGTTCCCTCACCACCTGGTGAACCATGATGAGCGTCTATAGAAGTACGCCAATAGTCAGCGTGATTTTGCCATTCAGGAACTGAAACTAATTCAGGTGAATTAAACCATAAATTCCATGATAATACATTACCTTTTTGTAGCATATTACCCGTAGCTATGTTAAAAATGTTTAAAAAATATTGATTAAACTTATCTAGTTTTTCATCGTTTGTAGGTATCATTCCTCCTATTTCAACATCAATATGTCCTGTTGTAAATGATCCTTCTTCGTGTAAAGCATATTCTGGATTTTTAAATCTTTTTGTTAAACCCTTTCCAAGTTGAAATATAGGTTGTTTAGGATTTCCTGGTAGATGTGTCCCAACACGAATGGCGTTTTCTTTGTCGATAGGATATTTGTGAGATCCGTATTTTAATAATGGCCAAATTGCTTTTAAATGACTACCTTGATGTTCACTTGGTGTTAACCAAATTTTTCCCTCAACCATCATATCCGCAGCAATTTCTTTTGTGTCTTCATTAACCCATCCTCTTTGTCCTGTAACTGTTACTTCCACATTTATACAAATTTCATCTCCAATCCACATTCCTTGTTGAGGACAGATTATGGAATAAATTCTACCTTCATTGGTATATCCTATTCTGGAAATATAAGGAGCAAATTGTACATAACAACGTTTTGGGTCTTTTTCCCCATTTAGGGTATTCCAACTAAACATCGGCCATTTAACACCCCATTGTCTTTGTAGTAAATTAATATTATCCATGTTACCCAACATAGGTAATGAAGTTAAATCTGTAGTAGGATATAACATTTGTTTTTGATTTTCAGATGGAAAACCACCTTGCCAGCCCGTAGGAATTTGTTCTTTTATCATATTCTTTTAATATAAATATATAAAAAAAGGGAGTTTTTAACTCCCTTTCGTATTAACCTTCATTTTCGACTTCTTCGTCTTGTTTGTTGTGTTTGTTATTTATGTACTTATCAACCGATGCGATACCAAAGGCTCCAAGTGTTATCACTAAGAATCCGTTGAATATGAATTCGTTGATTACTAATGGTTTTCCAAAATATCCTGTAACAAGGTCAACCGCCAATGCAATGACCATACAGATAAATGATGAAAACCCCACAACTGACTTCTCGTTAATTGTGTTACCGTCGTTAAATAATTCTTTTAAAAATCCCATAATTTATTGTTTTTTGTTTTTTATTTATCCTTCCATGTGTGTCTCGGACATTTCGTCTTTAATCTTACCACATTTTAAGCATTCTTCAGTTCCGTCCCCGTCTAAGTCACCCCAAACGTGTTCACATTGTCTGTGTGCAAAATACACGTCAATTTTACCATCACCATCAAAATCAATACCGTCCATTGTACCATCACCATCTTCATCAACCTCAATACCTGTTCTCGGTTGAACGGTTGGTACTTGTTCAAATGTATCGTTTACCTTTTCAATTTTTGAATTTTCAATCGCGGTTTGAAACGACTCAGGTATAATTGGTGTGTTGTTTGGTGGGGTATCCGGCAAATCGGCAGTAGTAGATAATGATGTACCATCTTCCTCGTCCATTTTCTGAACTAACATCTTATCCTTATCAGTATCACTAAACCAATAGTCAATAATTTTACCATAAGAACCAATAAATGCTCCTAATAACAATAATAGAAGTTCTTTCCATTCTCCTTCTATCGCCGATTTACTTAATATAGCAAAGAACATTCCCCCTATTATAAAAATAAATCCACCCAATACTAATGCTGTGATGTACCACCTTCTGGCCATCATTTTACTTAATAAATCTTTAAATCCACTTGGTTGTTCCATATTATATTACCATTTTGGGGCTTCTTCTTTAAACTCATCACCTTCTTTTTTCTTAGGTTTTGCGACAGGTTGTGCAGGTTTACCATCGGCACTTTTATTAATGATGATAGTTTTATTACCTTCAGCGGCTTGTTGTTGAGTCTGTGAATTTGTAATGTTAATTACTGGTGCAGCTTGTACTGGTGCTGGTTCGGCTTTGTCACCACCACCTAAAAGTGTTGATAACCATACCCCACCCGCAGTTACTAATGTTCCCGCAACCCCAATTATTGTCTTTTTTAAACCTGACCAAGTTCCTTCTGATTGTTCTACTTCTTCTGACATTTTATTTGTATTTAATTTTTTAGTTTATTTTATTAAAATCTGTTATTCCTAATTGTTTATTATTAGAATCAAATAACCCTATTCTATATGCTGATGATGGTAATGCATTGGTATATACCTTTAAAAGGTTATCGCCAGCAATTACTGTCATTGTTTCTTTAGATACCACTCTATTTGAAATATCGAATATTTTAATCGTTACCGAACCCGCGGTTTCAATTTTAACATTCATCGCAACTTCTGAAGTAACAAATGCCGATTGTAATTTAA